ATGAATGTACCTGTATTATCAAAAATAAAAGCTTGGAAAGAAAAGCGCCTTAGAAAGAAAATCGTCCTAAGGCTGCTTTCAAATCCTAATTACAAACCAAGTGATTGCACAATGAATCTTGCGGAGCATATAATCTATTATATCAATAATGGTGTGTCCTACCTCGTGAAATAACAATTGGAGGTAATGGCTTATTCTCATTATCTACAGACGGAAAAACAACAGGAACACTAAAAGATATGTTTGTATTTGAGGTGTTCCCGCCTGAAGATGTCTTGTTGTTGCCAATTCCGAAAGAACCCAACATAACCCCTATTCCTGTTTTGTCTTCTGAATTAGATGTATTTGTTAATGCTATATTGAAATCAATATCATGTACAATGTGTAGTTTATTTTTCAAGTTTACATAGCTCCGATTTTCAAAGACGATATCTTTTGGATTGATTGCGCAGTCTGTATCTTTTAAAGCCTCTTGCGCATCATTAATTCCTTGTACTATCTGTATAAGTGTTTCACTTATAAAGTCTCTCAGTTCCATATATTTCTATTTTACAATTTGCGCTGATTATTGATATTCAATCATTAAAACAACCTGTGCATACTCCCCAGCACTGCATACACCTTGCGGATCATCTCAACAGGAATCTCCTGTTCGGCATATTCGGGGCTTTTGTTGGTAGGGATCAGGCGGACAAAGCCTTTTTGGTCGGCCATGCGGATACGCTTAACCGTGCGGTAGTCTTCCGTGATGATGCCGTAAATCTCTCCTGCCGGAAGATACTGAATCGGCGAGTGCATCTCCTTCATGGCGATGAAGTCTCCGTTGTTTAGTTCCGGTTCCATGGAGTGGCCAGTGATGTTACACCAGATGACCCCCTCCTTGTTGTAAGGTGCGAAATTGATATAATAATCCGGGTTACGGGTTTGGTCGTTCAATACCAAATCAAAGCCTCCGATAAAATCTACATTATAATAAGGTGCGCCCTTGTATTCGTAGTTTATTTCCGGCAAAACCTCCTCTTTCCCCCCTTCCTTGTCACCCATCAGCGGCACTCCCTCGCTTTTCAGCATGGAACCACGACCGGTGAGTAGCCAATCTATATTAATATGTTCACATTTTGAAAACACTTTGTCGTAATCAAGACTGTCTCGACTCACCCAATTAGATAAAGTAGACTTGGATATGCCCAAGAGTCCTGCTAAATCTGTGTCTTTTTGAATATTATAAGCCTCTTTTAGCCTATTCAAAACATCCTGCTTAGAATAAAAAGTTTTCATTTTGAAAATATTTTAACTGAAAACACTTTGCAGTTTTCAAAATGTGTACTAATATTGCATCGTCGTAATGAACATTACCGACGCTGTAAAGATAATAATTAATCATTAAATATTGAATATGGCAAAAGTTTTAGCGGACACAGCGATCAGAAAGAAGGTAAAGGAAATCCTTCGGTGTAGTGACAAAACGATCAGTCAGGCATTGAATTGCCGGATTGATACGGAGCTGGCAAGGAAGATCCGGGCGATGGCGATCAAGTTAGGCGGGTCGGTGAAGAAAGAGGAACAGGTAATAACGATTTAAGAGGAAGGAGGAAAAACATGGATATATTAATAACCAAATCGTATCGAAAAATCTGTTGCGAGATAAAATATGGAATAGTACAAAATTGTATAGCAACAGATGCAGTATTTCATATCGAGGCAAGAGATATAACCAAAGAAGAGGAAATGGATCTTCTAATCCGCCAGCTACAACAGTTAAGACATGAAATAGCTGACGGATGTACAAAACCAACTATTTGTCCAACAGAACATCTATGTCAAACAGAATAACATGGCCACATTGAGGGCAAACAAGTCCGAATACTTGAGGGTTTTGTGTGTTCTTGGTACGGAAATTACCATCGCTACATCCACAAACAGGACACTTTAAGCCTTTAACTTTATTGTTCAAGGCTTCTTGAAATTTAATCAAATCATTCATACTGATTAGTTTTTTGAGTTCACCTACAAAGGTAGGCAATTTAACTGAGACCGAGACTATTCCGCCTAAGAAAGCTGGCGACTTGCAAGTACCGGAGCGAGACCGGGGGCGGAGCAATTGAATTAATAATTAAAGAATGAATATGGAAACAAGAAAGAGAATTGACTACAAGGCCTTGTGCGAGGCACCGTTCAACATGGATTCCGAGTATGAGGTGAACTTCCTGATGTTGGTCTATACCGGGCGGAAGGTGGATGAACGGCCGGTGTTCCGGGTTGTGATCGCCAAGGGCGAGTGTAAGGTGTGCATAGGGGCTGCCTGCAAGGAGTTCTGGGGCATCGTCGGGTTGGATCCGGAGACGGGCGAGAGCCAGTGGTACAATTATAACGACTGCGTGAGCCTGGAAGACTGGGCGGTGTTGGACCGCCTATTGGCAAAACGGTTCGGCTGGATGGAAAAGATGGATCCGGGGCTGGTGTATGAGACGAAAGTGTTAGCGAAAGCGCAATTAGCAGAAGGTTGATCATGAAAACGAAAGTGATTCTTTACGGATGGGCCATCAGTTGGATCTTTCTCTTTGCAGGGATAGGGACAATTGAGAATGACAGAGAACTGACAGGGGCGTTGCTCTGTACGGTATGGTTCGTGTTCAGCCTGCTACTGATCGGAAACGAGAAAGCGTGCGGCGAGGAAGCGGATCGTTTCGAGGTATGGATGGATAAGGTAATGTTGTGGCTGTTAGGTGGCAGCGACAAGGATAACAATCAGGGTTTAGGTTTCAATTAAGATTGATTTAGGTTGAGACACACGGCGTGTGTCTCTATCGGTACGCGGCCCGCGGAACGAGGGTGGTATCCCGGATAGTTCAGTCAGGTAGAACAATCGGAACTGGTAATCCAGAAGATATGGTCAGCGGTTCGAATCCGCTTCCGGGAACAAATAAAAAATTATAAACAAATGAGTATCGGACAAGGTGACATAATAGTGAGGACGTTCCAGAACACGCCGACGGTGTGGGTCTCAGAGCGGTTGATCTGCGATGCGCTGGGGGATAACATGGATGAGTATTTACGGGTTTGTGCTCGTTCTAAATATAAATCTTCCGTCTCCCCCTGCCACCGCATGAAAGACATCCTGCCGGTGACCGGCAAATCGTGGCGTTACGCCCGGATTGACGGCCGTTTCTATTACGATTACGACTATATCCCCGACCGGAAGGATACTCGCTATCGGTCCAGGCTGGGCGAAAAGGATATGCTGATGATGGAGGCTGACGAATTGCGCCAGCGGGAGGCGCGGCTTGCCGAGCAATGCTCGCAAAGGGGTATCGAGGAGTATGTCAAGGAGCGGATCAGTAACACCGACCTTCTCCGTTTCCGTTACTACGAGGTAAACGGTACCTGCAAATATAATAAGGACAAGGCCGGAGAACTGGCAGAAGCCATCGCCTGGGCGCGTTGCATCAAGCGGTTGGCGGCGGATGGAGGCTACAAGGCGTTCGGCTGCCGCACGAAAGAGGAGTTCTACAAGGCTTGCGCCCTGATTTTGCATAAGAAGCGGTTAGAGGGCTTCACGGTGACTACCGGCGAGAGCCTCCGGAAGAAGCTCCATTACTTCCCGGCGGACGAGTCGGAACAGTATGACTTTTTCGTCTCCGGACGCTACGGCAACGACAACGCCCGCAAGATCGGCAAGTGCAAGCTGGTGGATGAAGAAACCGGTGAAATCAAGCGGTTCGACCTGCATGAGGCGTTGATCCTGAAACTATGGATGAACTTCGGCGGCTCGGCCAAGGAGAGCAAGATCGCCCTTTGGGAAAAATATGAGCGCGACATCGACTATTTAGGCGAAAAACCGCTTAGTTATTCCACCTTCTGCCACTATACGAATATGTATAACACCAAGCAGATGACCTACCGCGAGCGGCACGGCTATAAGGCGTTCGCTTCTACCTTTCTCTCCTATATCCCTTCGGAGAAGCTTCGTTATGGCAACTCGCTTTGGTGTGCCGACGGTTCCGGGACACTTGCCTATTCCTATTTGGATAAAGAAGGCAAATTGCGCTCAATGCGCCTCTATATCATCATGGTATCGGACGTGGCGACCGGCAAAATCGTCGGTTGGGCTCCTGCATCGGTCGGGCAACACAAGGAAACCCCCGAAATGGTACGCGAGGCGGTCCTGATGGGACTGCGCGATTGCGGTAAACGTGAGATCATGGAGTTCATCAGCGATAACCACGGGGCGTTCACGGGTGAGAAAAGCAAGGAGTTTTTGGCACAGGTCTGCCGGAAGACACGCACGATCGAACCCCACAACTCGCAGGCGAACTATGCCGAAACGCAGTTCCGCCTGTTCAAAAAGACCATCCGGAGCGAGTTCAACTGGCTCGGCTCCAGTTGGGACAGCAAGGACATCGAGAATACCGCCAACGACGAATACCTCAATGCCGAGACCTTCCCGTCCTACCGGGAAGTGATCGAACAGGTCGGGCAGAAGATCGAGGACTGGAACAACCGCGTCATGCGCTGCGGCGAGAGCCGTTCGGAACTGTATGCAGAAAGCATCCATCCGGAAGCCAAGGAGATCGACCTGCGCGTCTGGAGGCACATCGCCGGCAACTACACGGAGCAGGAGATCACCCGTCAACGCGGCAACATCGTCATCACGAAGGGCGACCGGAAATACATGTTCGAGATTCCCGAAGTGGAATCTATCGGCGAGGTAATCCGGGACTATTTAGGGTATGCCGCCAAGGTGAAAGCCCGTATGTACTGGGACGAGGAGGAATGCGACCTCTACACGATGGACGACCGCTTCATGTTCACCTGCTTCGCCGCACGCAAGGCAAGTATCAGCCATGCGGAGGAGACCGGCCAAAGCGTCCGCAACCTCGTCCACCATGTATGGCGACAGGCCGCACAGGTGGAAGCCGTCACGCAGTACGAAAACGAGGTGAAAGAGGTGGCCGGCTGGATCGACGAGCAACTACCCTACGAGGTGACAGCTCGCCTTTTGGGTGGTAACCGTGCCAAGGAAATCACCAACGAACAAAAGGAAAGGGCGTTGGCTGAAAAAACACTCGACAAATCTCTGCTCAAACAACGTCAAAAAGCCGCTCAAACGGAGAAAAAACAGAAAGAGATGGCCTACGAAGAATATGCGAAATCAAGAATAGACTTAGATAAATTCAGAGACTTATGAAAGTAGAAGAAAAACAATCCATCATACAGGCTGCGCAAGCCTACATGGAAGAGAAAGGCATCAGCCAGAACGAGCTGTCGAAGCTGACAGGCGTAAACGTCAGTTACCTGAGCAGCATGATGAAAGGCGTGTTCACCTTCATCAACAGTCGGACCGGCAAGGAGTCGGATATCGACGACAAATGGTTCCTTGCCCTCGCCGGGCGTATCGGGCACAAGGTGGCTAAGGAGTATTGGCCATTAGTCGAGACCGAGCAGTTTATCGACATCGTCAAGGAACTGACCGAGGCGAAAGAGACCGCCACCACCCGCATCATCGTGGGCGAAACGGGGTGCGGCAAGAGCTACACGGTCGAGCGTTTCCGGCAGGCCTATCCGCAAGGAACCTACGTCGTCACCTGCAACCAGAATGACTCGATCAGCGACCTGGTGCGCAAGATACAGAAGGTGCTGAAGGTGTCGTTCGACGGCTCTGTCTCCTACCGGATCGACCGCATCAGCGTGGAGCTGTCACGTATCGCCGACAACGGCAACCTGCCGATCCTCGTGTTCGACGAGGCGGAATACCTCTCCGTGCGTGGTCTCCTCTCCATCAAGACGATCTATGACTACCTGAAGGGCATCTGCGCCATCGTCATGATCGGGACGGACGACATCCTGAACAAATTGGAGAAGACGAAGCGCAAGGAGGGCATGCCCCAGTTTATCCGCCGCTTCAAGGCGGGGATCCGCCACGTCCGCCCGATCGACCGCACCTTTGCCCGTTTCTTCGAGGGACGGGGTTACGGCAAGGATCTCATGAAGCTGCTCCGGATGAACGCCGACAACTACGGCGAGCTGGCCGACTACCTCGAACCCGCCATCCGCGAGGCCGACCGCCGGGGCGAGCCGCTCACCAAGGAGTTTTTCGAATCGATGTTTTACCTTCAAAACAGATAAATGATATGATTAAGTACAAAAGAATCCAAATGCCTTCCAAAGGAATAGAGGCACGCCCCATACAGGGTAAGCAGGTTTCAACCAAAGAAATTGCAACGGAGATAGAAAAGGTCATCGGCATACCGGCCATCCGTACCATGAGCGTGCTGAGCGCATTTGTAGAAATGGCCTACAATCATTTTGAAAACGGCGAGCCGGTCGTATTGGAGGGTTTTGGCACCTTCAAGACCGGATTGGCAATCGACGGAGGAAAGGTCGTCGCTAAAAAAATCAACCTGACGCTCTCTTCCCAAATGAGAGAGAAATTGAAGGAGATCCTGACAGTCGAAGAGATCTCAGACTGACATCCCGAACGGTTATCGCGGGGCGGTTCGATTCCGCCTCCGGGAACAAGACAATTGACAATTAATAATTAGAATATGGCAACAACAAAGAAACAAACCAGCCGCCGCGCCCCCTCGCATGCCCTCTTCTGGACGCTCTTGAAGGAGGTGCCGGGCTACGACCCGCACTATAAAGACGTGATCAAGGAGGGTATTGTGCATGAGCACAGCAGAGGCCGTACCACCTCGCTCAGCGAGATGTACGCGAAGTACCCCCGCGAATACAGCCTCATGATCGAGGCGATGAAGGGTACGCCCCAGCAGAAGAAGACTCGCTATGATAGCCAGGAGAACAACGCCCGCCGGCGGGTGATTGCCGCCATCAGTAAGTGGGTGGACAAGTTGGGCTACTCGTTCGAGAGCCGCGAGGCGAAAGTGCGCTACGTGATCGGCATCGCCTGCCGCGCCGCCAACTGCGGCAACTTCAACGCGATCCCGGAGAGCCGCCTTACGGCGATCTACAACCTCTATTGCAAGCGCAACAGCGTGGATATTACCGGCAACCCGGAATTGGATTTTTCCATCTTGGGGAATTGACAATGGACAATTATGGCACACTATATACCATTACAAGACAAACTCGACGAAATCGAGGAACAGGGCAAACGCCTGCGCCGCCGTCTGGACTACCTGAAAGGCGAACGCGACTTCCTGGTCGATATGCTGCTCACCCGGCCGACCCGCGACATGGAGGCGCAACGCCGTTTACTCCAGGAGTGGGACGAGGAGATCGACAAACTGGAACAGTCGATCGCCTACCTCCGCCGGGAATATGTGAAATACAAGAATCAATTGACAATTAACAATGGACAATTGACAATTATAAATCAACATTCAAAAACAAAGAAAAATGGAAGACTTAAGTAAACTCTCCAGCAAGGAACTGGAAGCCTTGTTGGAAAAGAAGAGAGCGGAAGAACGCCAACAAGCATTGGACAAACGCGCCGCCTACGAGGGCATCCGCGCCGAACTGGTACAGAAGGTGGAACAGAAGGTTCGTGCCGTGTGCGACGAAGTGAAGGGGTTGCACGCCTTTTGCGTGGACGAGATCGAGGCGTTCCGCCAGGTGCTTGCCGAGTACGGCCAGTTGCGCCGCGAGGGGCAGATGTCGTTCTCCATCCAGGAGGGTTGCTTCCGCATTGAAGTGAAATCAAACAAGGTGAAACGCTTCGACGAACGTGCCGATGCCGCCGCCTCGCGCCTGATCGAGTTCCTGCAACAGTGGATCGAGGGCAAGGAGGACGGACAGGAGAACCCGATGTACCAACTCGCCATGACGCTCCTGGAGCGCAACAAGTACGGCGATCTCGACTACAAGTCCATCTCGAAGCTCTACGAGCTGGAGGAACAGTTCGGCGACGCGGAATACACCGCCATCATGAACCTGTTCAAGGAGTCGCACCTGGTCGAAGGGACCGCCACCAACTTCTATTTCTTCGAGAAAGACAAGATGGGCGTATGGAAGAAGCTGGAACCGTCATTCAACAGACTCTGAAGGAATGGACAATTGACAATGGACAATTGACAATTCGGGATGACCGAACAAATAATTGTCAATTGTCAACTGTCAATTGTCCATTGAAAAAAGTAAAGACCGCCACCCTCACCCCCGGTCGCTGGATCTACGTCTGTCCCTGCGGCTTCCGTACCACCGTCGGCCGGGTGGTGAGGACTTCGAGCAAGTGGACGGTCTACTGCTTCAAATGCAAACAACAAACAGGAAAATATTATAAAGTCATGGACGAACGATTGGAATTTGAAGAGAACTTCAACAACAAACTGAACTGCACCTGCTTCACCACGATCCGCCTGCACCACCCGGTTCGCAACGCCATCGGCGCAGTGAAGCAAATCTACCTGAAGGGCGTATGGAAAGGCAACGCGAAGATCATGCACGCCGCCACCCTCACCCTCGACCGGATCAACCTCCCGATAGCGAAGCTCGACACCGGCCTCCTGCCGGACGAATGCCGCCGGCTGATCAAGTCGCTTTACAAGAACCGCCCCGGCATCAACTGGGAGACGCAGCCGTTAGACTACATCCTGCTGGAGTACCTGAAGGAATCAAAGGAACCGTCGCTGTTTTAGTTGACAGTGGAGATTTGACAGTTAAATCACAAATTAAAAACGAAAATAGAATGACAACAAATGAGATAATAAAAGCAATTTGCGAAATAAAAGATGCACAAACACTTGGTAAAATTGCTCATAAAACAATGGCTCGTGCATGCCAACTTGAAGAAACATTGGTAATTGATTCGGATTCTGAATTTAGAAAAAACGGGAAATTCTTTCTGAAGACAATCATGCACTTTGAGATGGAGATAATCAATGAGGAAGAGGAGGTGACGAATGATCATCGCTGTTGATTTCGACGGTACCCTCTGCATGGGTACCTACCCAGAGATAGGCTCCCCGAAGCCCTACGCCGTGGAGGTGATGAACAAGCTGAAAGCCGACGGCCATTATCTCATCCTGTGGACCTGTCGCTGGGGTGAGCGGCTGGAGAAGGCCATCAACTGGATGCTGGAGCAAGGCATCCCCTTCGACCGTATCAACGCCCACGAGCCGGCGAACCTCGCCCTCTACGGCGACGACGCACGCAAGGTCTACGCCCACTGTTACATCGACGACAAGCAGGTAGGCGGCCTTCCTACTTGGCCGGAGATATACGACTGGATCACGGAACAGGAACGAAAATGGAAGGAAAAGCAGGTATGACACATGGTTCTCTCTTCTCTGGAATAGGCGGTTTTGAGCAGGCCGCCCAATGGGTGGGCATTCACACCTTGTGGAGCTGCGAGATCGCCTCCTATCCTCGAAGAATTTTAGAAAAAGTATTTCCGAAAACTACAAAACATGAAGATATCAAGCAACTCTCAAACCCGGGATACGTGGATGTCATTAGTGGAGGATTTCCATGCCAAGACATCAGCCTTGCAGGAGGTGGTGTGGGTATCTACGGAAGCCGCTCTGGATTATGGTGTGAGATGTATAGAATTATACGGGAAGTTAGACCTCGATATGTCATCATTGAGAACAGCACAGCTCTCCTTTTTCGAGGATTCGAACGGGTCTTATGCGATCTTTCCGAAATCGGGTATGATGCGGAATGGCAATGTCTATCGAATGCCGACTTTGGTTTCGACCATCGCAGGGAGAGGTTGTACGTTATTGCCTACTCCAACAAAGTCAAACGACAAGCGGGGCGGTTTCAAGAGTGGAACCAAGCTCAAGGCATATTTGTCCCGCCATCAAACCAACACTGTGGATTTTCTATCGCTTAAAGGGTTCTCGAAATGCCAGATCGTGAACATATTGGAATCAATGATGGGATTCGAGGTTGGACACACCGCGTTGGATGTCTTGGAAATGCCGTGAATCCAGTCGTAGCTAAATATTTATTCGAATGTATAATATTATATGAAAATAAGATAAGTAAACGAATAAAGTAATCATTTACAATAAAAAAGTCCATCCCAATATATCAGGATGGACTTTTTTAATAAAGCCGATTATTGAAAAAAAGAATTATCTCTTTTACAACGCTATAATTTTTACTATCAAGCAATCTCTTTTCAAAATCTTCTAATTGCTCAATTTCCTCTATTGAATATTTTTCAGGAGAAATGTTTCTTTCTTTTATACAAACAGAAAACAATAACGCCTTAACTTTTTCTAATTGAGTATAATAATTGGCAAAATAAATACTCGTTTTAGGATAGCCAAAACTATAAGTCAAAATACGTTCAAATTTTTCTCCCCAATCTATATTATCCATCTTTATAATTATTAATTAATATTTATTGAGTATATAATAACAAAAAAAGTGCCAAGAAAAAAGCATGTCAAAAATGTCACAACTATTAGAATCTCATGTTTTTTAGGGTCATTTTGACATGACTTATCTTCACGCTTTTCTTACATAGCCGTTGTTCACTGCTTGGGCATAGAACTTCTTCGAGTTCGTCCCGTTGTCCTTCCCCAGGTTCTTTCTCTTGATTAACTTATACTTTTGTAACATAAAAACAGCGTTTTTAGTTGAGAGTTGACAATTGACAGTTGAGAGTTATCTGTCCGGGACCTAAACTGTCAACTACCCTTTGTCAACTGGTTCATGGGCAAAAATGGAGGACTGGATACATACAGAGGTTGTATATACGGGTTGTTTTGCATAATTATGCAGAAAAGGGTGGGAAGTGTGGGATGGATTGTATATTTTTGCATTTGAAAAAATTGGATTCCATGCAACAGCAGTACGAATTGAATTTGGACGTTGAGACCAAAGGCGAGGGCATCAGGCACAGGCGTACCCGCGTATCCGTGCAGGCGGCGGGAGGCAAGACCAGCCGGCAGGAGCATGTGTACAGGCGTAACCGGGAGCTGATCGCCCGTTATTACTATTGGACGGAAATACGCCGGAGGCGTTTTGACGACGTGATGCGCATCCTGTCGGAGGAGTTCCATGTGGAAGACCGCACGATCAGCAACGCCTTACTTGACTTCGGTGATTACCTGGACGGTTTGTACAAAGGCAAGAAAGATATACGGGAACTGAAAAAGGAATACCCGTATCGCAACTGGGAAAACTGAAAAGCGGGGCATCTGTCACCCCGCTTTTTTATTGGTATTCCTCAAAGGTAGTGCCATAGACGAGCGTGTACGTCTTGATGCCGCCGGCCATGACGGAAGGCCGTCCGCTCCGGCGGCTCAACGGCGAGAATATCTCATCCGCCGTCCACCCTTGCAGGCAATCGTGTACTTCGCTGATGACGGCATAACGGTCCAACGCCTTTTCCCTTACCTTTTCGGGTGCCTTGTTGTATGATTCCCCCTGGTAGGGGAAAGCTAATTTGAGTGTGATCTTTAAATCCACCAACTGGCACAGGTCGGTCAGGTCCCGGCAACCGGAATACTCGATGTCGATCAGGCAACAGGGGAAATCCACCGCCGGCCGCGTGGAATTGCCCACGTTCAACTGCCCCAGGTCTTCATCGATCCAACGGAGGGACGGAACCTCCTTTTCCAAACGGTCGCATAGCGAGACAAAAATGTCTTTGTTCATAAGCTGTTATTTTAATGTGTCGATATATCCTTCCAGCCGCTTGTGTATCTCTTCCGCCAGTTCGTCCGACCGCCCCATGAAAGGACGTGCCGGTATGTTCGCCTGGCGGGTGTGTTCTCTTACCTCTACATTCCCGTATTTGGAGGTATGGCGCACATGGGCGGGTACCGTTACCCGGCCGGTGAACCCTTCATTATGGACTTTGGCATAGTCCACCTTGTCGTTGCCGGCGGATATGACCACCTTGTCGCGCCCGACGTATGCCGGGCGGATGCTGCCCATCAGGTTGCCGCTGTCGATCAGGAGCGACCCGTTCCGGCGCGGAATCTTTGCCGGCGCCCACGGATTCCCGTCGAAAGCCTTCTCGCGGAAACGCTCCTTATAATAAGAGGTAGCGGTCTCGGCCACGATCTCGGCGGCATCGTCCAGTATCTTGTCCGGCAGGGAGCTTAAATAATTTTCCAACTCGTTGAAGTTCATATTGAAATATTTTATATGTTTGTACCAAGAAGTTTCTTCAGGACGTTTATCAACTGCAAGCACCTCGCGGATGACGGGGGCACGAGAGTCGAATATTGAATAAGAAAGCCCTGAAGGAATCAATCCGAAGTGGGAATCTGGCACCGGCCATCCAATCCGGCGAGGCGGAAACGTCACGTGTGGCGCATCCCAGTCGGCGGACGGACGCAAGGACTTATTCCCGCGATTTTTTTATCAATAATCCTCTTCTGTATCTCCAGCGTGGGTCAATCCTACGGCTTTTTTTCGTCTTATCCGCAATCTTGGCGTTCGGATAGATTTCAAACCAAGTGGCAATCCGGTAGTTTTTTGCGTCTGTCACATCGCAAATAACATTGATGACCTTCTCTTTATAAAATTTGATAAAGTTCATGTTCCGGAAATCCTTCGGCTTTACATAATCGTTTATCCATACTTCGTCCGGATGGGCCAACACGTCCGGTATGCAGTCCAACAAAGGTACCCGTGTCTTTGTGTACTTTCCGGATGTATGGCGCGTGAACACCTTTTCCGTCATCTCCACTTGACGTCCTTTGTAATCCACTATCCATTTGTGTTCGGACAGCCAATCCTCTTTTCTCCCTTCAAATGCTGCGGGGGCTTCAGTTGTGGCTTCGGCCAGTTTCTTGCCGAACGAATCCAGCCCGTAGTCGTTATAATACAGGTTACCGACAAGTTTGGAGGCTTTGTCCGGAAACTGTTGTATGTACATCTGATTGCGGGTGAACACCTCGGCTGTCTTTCCCCGGTTCACGTCCCAGTGCTGCACCTCGACCTGTTTCCACTCTTTCGTGTTGAAATAGTTGTCACAACGATCCTGTTCCGTTTTCAGATCCAGATCTTCTACCTCATGTCCCATAAGGGCGACAACGTAGCATCTACATTTCCACCCGTTCGGCGGGAATATCTTGTCCCACCTCGGATCATTGGCCGGAAGGACCAGTCCGTCCAGTTTCCGGTGTTCCTCCCTCACCTTGTCGTCCCCGGCCGTCTTGTACTCCCAATAAGGGAAAAGCTTCGTCTTCCCGACCAGCCGCTGGTAGTTGCTTGCAGACTCGGCGGTGAGGACCGCCGTTTCATATTCGGTCTGCTGCCACCGCTTATTGAAGACGTCCGTCGTCTGCAAGGCCTTTTTGTGGAACTCCTCGAAGCTGCCGCTTTCCCGGAACAGGCTGTTCAGTTCCTGAAGCTCCGCCAGCGTCTTGGCGGCGGAGAAGTGGAAGACATTCATTTCCATCGAGGTGATGAAAGCGTCGTCCCGTGCCCCGTATGTGAAAGCGGTATCGGCAAGCCCGACCACCTTGGAACGTCCCTTGCCGACGGCACGGACGAAGTCGTCCGCGAAGAAACGGAACAGTTCCGCGTCGAACAATGCCTTACCCCGGCTGTCCGCCACCCGGTTGATGATCCGGTTCTGCATCGTGTCGTCACTGAGGCGGATGCGGGCTTTGCCATCGGTCGCCCCGGCTTGCGGGGCTCCTGCGAAAAAATCCCAAAGGCGGAGGAGCCAGCTCCGGTCGTTGTTCCGGATGGCGGCCGCTTTCCCTTCCGGGTCGTCCGGATCATTCGGGTCCGGAGGCAACACGAATGAGGGATGTTGTTCTTTCCGTGCGATGGCCTCGTCACCCTCCGGCTGCGGGATGTTGTATTTCTCGTACAGGTAGCTCTGCGGGATGGGCAGGATGTCGGAGAGCAGGACGGTTTCCTCGACGGAAATCTCCTGCGCCTTGTCCAGGAACTTGAACCTGCCACCACCGGCCGGATACCCCCGTTTCTCTAAGAGCGGGACGAAATACTTGTTCAACATCCGTTCGACAAACCGGCGGTCCGCCCGGTGCTTCTTCTCCTGCACAGCCATGTGGACCTGCCCCTGCGCGAGCGAGCTGCCGTCTTGCGTGGTCATGGTCTGGCCTAAGACGGTGATCAGTATCTCCTCGTTGCAGGCGTTGCGGAAATCGTTGTAAAGAGCGCCGTTCCCGGAACTGCTGAGTGTCGTCTGCGTGGCTTCCGTCTCCTTGGGTATGACCAAGTAGGGAGCCGACCCTGCCTCCTCGAATGCCTGGATAAGCGCCCGACGGCTCTGTTCGTCCATGCTGCTGTATTTCCCGATCCGCTGGGGCATACCGAAAAGCTCGACAAACTGTGCCCAGTCGCCGAAGCCTCCCCGTTTGTAGATGACGAAGGGGGCGGCACGCAGGAGGATGCCGAAGTCGTCGTCACTTCCGAACTGGATAATCAGGTCGTTGTCCGCGTAGGGTATCCCGTGCTCGTCCTCCTCCCGGATGGCGATCTCCTTGGTCTTTGTCCGGATATGCTTACGCGGGATGGACTTGAAACCGAACCCGTCCAGGAACAGGCATTCGACCAGCGACACGCCCCAGAAGCGCGAGAGCATGATTTCGCGCAGGAGCGACTCGAACTCCGGCGTGTCCATCAGCGCGTCCATCTCGTCGACCTGTTTGCCGTCGATGGTAAAAGCGAGGTCCGCGTCCGTCACCGCGTCGATGCGTTTGTCGATGGCGTCCGACAGGTAGCCGTCGATCAGCAGGTCGGTAAACAGGTCGTACAATTTCGTCCGGTTCCCCAAGTCCGCCAGCCGGAGGGCGCTCCGCCAGGAACCGATGTCGTTCACGCCCCGGTGGATGGGGCGGACCAATATTTCAGTATGGACCGGCCGTTGTTTCGTTCCGACCGAATCCGGGCCTTTTACGGCCACTTTCTTTTTTTTCTTTGCCATGATTCATGTTTCTGTTTTCATTTGATTATACGACCGCTCAAACAGCGTTCTAACGGTCTTTTAGAAATGCTGGCACCGCTTGGGGTTGCTGCCATACGCGATGGGGCCGATCGGGGCGTTGCTTCCCGTTTCTTCTTCTGTTTCCCGGTCGGGCAGGTCGGGCGAGACGTCACCCCGCTGGACGGCCTTCAGCCAGTCGATGGCCCGTTCGTAGCGGTCTTGCCGGAACTTCAAGTCCGTCCCGGCATTGCAGAGGTTGATGAGATGCCAGGTGGCGATATCCTTGACGAATATCAATAGCAACTGGTTCCGCTTGTTTCCCGAAGCGGAGAAAACGCGTGTGCAGTCGAAACGTGTCAGGTAGCCTTTCGCCTCGGCTATGGCCGCGTCGATGGCGGCCTGTGCGATGGTCTCGTCCCCCCGCGTAATGGTTTCGACCTGTTCGTCATGCAGGTGGGTGTTCAATTCCTGTATTGTCAAAAATGCCATGATAGAATGTGTATTTGGGTTAAAAACGTTTCCGGTTCCTGGGGCGTGTCCCGACGGCACAACTGCCCGCCTTGACCACCATCGCCTTTTGCTGGCAGATGAAAAAACCGCCCTCTATCGCGTCGGGACCGTCGGCGGGTGCCGGCAGTCCGTCGTCGAAAAGGAGGAACTGTTCCTCCAGGCGGGCCATATTGGGATTGTCCTTCTCCGCGATGTTCAGGATCATGCGCCCGGCACGGTTCAGGGGTTCCAGGTTCCCCTCGATACGCGCGAACTTGTCCGGCTTGTTGCGAAGGTCGGGCGATATGGGGATGATGTACCCCGTCTCTTCCCATTTCTTTTGGAAAAGCGGGACGAACACCTGCTCGTAGAACGGGTCTTGCAGCTTGTTGTTCTCAATGGAGTTGTACACCTGTGTCCGGTCAGCCACATAGTCGCGCAGATAATAATACCAGTTGACGAACTCCTCGTTCTTCACGTGGTCGAGGTATCCGGTGATGACATACAGGTTCCCGTCCAGCACGCCCATCAGGAAGTTGGCCTTGTAGGAGCCGAGCTTCTTCACCCCCTTTTTGTTGGATACCTTGTTGGACGGGGCGGGGTCGCCGTAACTGACCAGGAACGGGAACTTGTGGAGTGGCGGCACCGGTCCCCACTTGATCTCCTTGAAATAGCACCCTTCGGTCACCGGGTTGTTGAAACACTCCTTTTGTGCGCTGGCGGCACTCACCTGTGCAAGGACATCGTCGATTGTCTCCTCATCGTTCTTCTCCGGCCAGACGGAAGTCCCGTAGGCGAAATCGTTCTTGGGATCCGGGTGGTTGATATCCACCATGCGCAGGTTGATGATGTCCCAGTTCCCGATCGGCTTCTCCCGGCGTGACAGCTCGAGCGCCTTCTTGCCGGCCCGTGCCACGCAACAGTCCTTGGCGATGATGTTCCCGCAAAAGATCGTGAGCAAGGGTTCCGAGAAAGAACGGGTGAAATAAAGCGCCTGCTCGAACCAGTTCCATTTGTCGTTCACGATCTCCGGATTGCGGCATTCCTCGTCGGTGTCGTAATCATCCACGAGGATCGTGTCCGGACGTACCTCCTCGATCTTGACACCACGCGGGCTTTGCCGTGCCCCGACCGCCATGAAGGAGGCTCCCCCCTTGGTGATGAAGTTGTCTTCCGTCCATTTGAATCCCCTTTGTTCGCCGTAATAGAACCGGATACGCTGGTTGGCCTCCAGTTGTGCCCGGTAATGGGCAAGCAGCTTGATGGCGTTGTCGAGGCTGTTGGAGCAGAGGATGATGTTCCGCTTCTTTCCGGTCAGGACCAGGAAAAGGACAACGAACATGACGACCGTGCTCTTGGCCAGCTCACGCGCCCAGGATAAGACCTCGTACCAGTTCTTAGGGCTATCAACCAGCCGTTTTATGGCCTTTTTATGGAAGGAGGCAAACTCGTATTTGGCATAGTTCGGAAACATCTCCTTGATCCAGAGCAACGGATGTTTCTCTAAGTAGGCCAACCGCTTCTGCCGCTCTTCGTAGGGCATATCCAAATCGACTGCCGTATCTTTACGGATGGACTTCAGGTAGGCATCCCAATCTTCAAGAGCCTGTTTATCTATGTTTTTGAGTGGTTTCATTTGAGCCGGTCTTTTATATAAGCGTCAAAATAAAAGCTGAGTTCCTTCGCCTTTTCCGTGTCCGTCTTGCGTATCCAGTCGAGGATGCCTTTGGAAACGCTGATAATGTCGGCGATCCCGGTCTCCTTCTCCATCTTTTCGATGGCGGCCGCCAACTTGTTGATCGTGTCGGCCTCCTTGGAGGTGGCGAACCGTTCCCCCTCATCACGCCTGGCAATGGCCTTGTTGATCTCCGCCACCTGCCGGTAGAGGTTGGCCAACTGTTCCTCGCGTGTCAGGCTGACGGAAGCCTTCAATTCCTCCCATTTTTCCGTCTTTACCCATTTGCAAAGCGTCTGTTTGCTGACCCCGACACGCTCGGCCACTTCCGCCTGCGTGAGGTGTTCCTTCAGGTAGAGCATCTTTGCCCACTCCTTCTTTTGCTTTATGCTTAAATCCGTACCCATGCCTGTCTATATTTTGTTGATTTGCACCCTCAAAAGTACGAGCGATTTTCGGGTTGGAATAATCGCAAAGTGCTACCGTACAAACAGATGTAAACAAACTGCAAGTGAGACGTAACCCTTACAGTGCGATTTTTCCGGCTCGTTTTTATCCCACAACTTTGGGGTGGAAAATCAAAAAAAACGATGCCGAAAAAGACATTCATATTACACGACGAGACGGTCAATACGCAAGGGTTCCGGATGCTGACATCGGGAGCCGACCTGTCCGTATTCAAGAACAACCCGGTCATGCTGCTCAACCATGACGACTGGGACCTGCCGATAGGCCGCTGGGAGAACATACGCGTCGAGGGAACCCAAATCCTGGCCGATGCCGTGTTTGACGAAGACGACGAACGAGCCGTAGCCGTCATGGGCAAGGTGGAACGCGGGTTCCTCAAGGCAGCCAGCATAGGCGGATGGCCGGGGAAAAGCTCGGACGATCCGTCGCTGATGTTGCCCGGACAGACCTATCCGACCATGGTCACCTGGACAGCGCGTGAAGCCTCCATCTGCACCATCGGGAGCAACCACAACGCACTGGCTCTGTACGACAAGGAGAACAAGCGGATGGACCTGAACGACAAAGGCACATTGATCAAACTGTTCGATACCGCTTCCGGTATCCATGTATCACATAAAAATGAAACGCAAATGACAATTTTAACAGGTTTATTGAAACTGTCGGACAATGCAAGCGAACAGGCCATTGCCGACGAAGTACAAAAGATCATCCGGCTCCGTGACCAGCTCCAGACGGAGAACGTCACGTTGAAAACAGAGAAAGAGGCGCTGAACGCGAAGGTACAGGCTTTCGAGAAAAAGGAAAAAGATGAACGCAAAGCCTCCGCCATCACCTTGGTGGACGCGGCCATCAAGGACGGACGGCTGGACGCGAAAGGCAAGGAGGCCTGGCTGAAGATGTTCGATGCCGATTTTGACCAGGCCAAGGCACAGCTCGAGGCAATCCCGCCACATATCAGCGTGGTGAAGCAGATTCAGCCCGCTTCCCCGGGCGGTACGGGTAGCGTGAAACTCGCCGACATGACCTTCTCCGAAATCGTAAAGGCGGACCGTCTGAAGGAATTGAAGAAGGACGGGGAACTTTACAAACAGAAGTTCTTCGAGGCTTACGGCAAATACCCTGCCTGAAAACAAGTATAAACCTTTATAAAACAAACAATCAGAATGAAAACGAAATTTATTGTTTCCTTAATTACGGCATTGCTTTTCAATGCCCTTACGAGCGGAGCCTTTGCCTCCGTCCTGGGAGTCAGCCACGGGACAATGTTCGCCCTGCAGATGGGCCTGTCCCTGATTCCGCTGAACCTGTCCGGATGCCTCGCTGAAGGACTGAACCGTGAAATCTGGATTCCGGAGATTATCGAGAAGTTTTACCCCTCGGACTCGTTCCTCGCGCACTCGAAGAGCCTGGATGCCTGGGTGGACAACGACAAACTGCACTTGCAGGAGGCCGGCGTGGATCCGGAGGTGTATATCGACAATGAATTGTACCCGATTCCTATCGTGACACGTACCGACATCCCGCACGAAATCGTACTGAAGCGTTTCGATACCGAGAACACGGTACATATCAACGCCATCGAAATCGAAGAGTCCGCCGAAAAACGCCAGAGCGTGATCGAGGGACACCGCAACTCGCTCCGGCAGAAGTTCGCACGCCTGGCTGCCTTCAACTGGGCTCCGGCCGCTAATGGTGACTTTACACCGGTGAAAGCCGCCAACGGTAATAGCAACGCGAGGGGCTACAAGGCCATGACCTACGAAATGGTGATGGACATGGAACTGGCGTTCGACGAACTGGAAGTTCCGACCGAAGGACGTATCTTGATTCTGAACCCGATGCACGCGATGGATCTCCGTATGCAGGACTTGAACATGTACAAGGCGTTCTATAACGAAAACAAACTGTTCTCCTTCACCGTAGTCCGTTCATCCCTTACTCCGAAGTACAACGGCACGACAGGCCAGAAAGCTCCCTGGAATGCGGCAGTGGCAGCTACCGACGCGCCTTCTTCCCTTTTCTATTACAAGGAGGCGGTAGCCCGTGCCCGTGGAACGGTGGATATGTATTACCGCTTGAACGATCCCGAATACCGTGGCGATGTGGTCGGTTTCAATATGCGTGGTGTCGCCACTCCGGTAACGGGCAAATACTTGGGGGCCGTCTATTCGCCCAAGGCATAATGTTTCACTTAAAAAACAGATACGACAATGAGTTACATCAACATGAAATCGCGTAGGAGCTTCGACTTCTACGCCCCTTACAACGAAGAAGGCGAACGCCTGGTGACCATTCCTTTCCCTGTCGCCGTAGACCGCAAAGTGGAAAAAAATGGCATCGTGCATGATGCCAATCCCGCTTTGGTGACCGTCTCCCCGGCGACCACTGAAACCATCGATGTGGAAACAAAAGTACAGCCGGGATCGCTCCTGATTGTCCGCAATGAAGGTGCTGCCGTCGCTACCGTCGGAGGAGCCAATTGCGCACAGAAGAAAGTAACCACCTTGATGTGGGACGGCAATGCCTACGCAGAGCTGGCAACATCTGCTATTTCTTAGTCTATGGCACGTCTCAAACTCCTCGTCATCCACTGCACCGCCACCCCTGCAGGCCGTGAAGTATCGGCGGACGATATCCGCCGTTGGCATACCTCCCCGCTCCATAAAGGCGGCCGCGGCTGGAGTCAGGTCGGCTATACCGACATGATACACCTCGACGGGACAGTGGAACGATTAGTGGCCAACAATGAAGACGATGTGGTGGATCCTTGGGAGGTGACCAATGGGGCAAAAGGGCACAACTCGACAGCCCGGCACATTGTGTATGTCGGTGGTGTGGACATCGACGGCAAGACCCCCAAGGATACCCGCACGACGAAGCAGCTGGAAGCCCTCGCAAACTATGTGAGGGACTTCCGCCGCCGCTTCCCCTCGGTACAAATCGTCGGCCACAATGAATTGGCGGCAAAGGCCTGCCCGTCCTTCGACGTGCAAGAGTGGATAAAAACAATTTAAAATCAGAAATCAAAATGAAACATGTAAACAGAATCTTATTTGCCATCCTGGCCCTCTACGCGATGGTCATCCCCGTGATGGCCCAGGTGGTGGCCGCTGATCCGCTGTCGGACACGCCCGTCTATGAAGACATCTTCGCCTCGCTGGCAGCGATCGTGGCAGGTGTGCCGGTGATCGTGGAGACGATCCGCGGCTTTTGGAAACAGATGCCCGGTTGGGTGGGCATGGCGCTGAACTGGGTGCTGGGCATCGGCATCTGTATGTTCGGCTGGTGGCAGGAATTAGGATTTCTCGCCGGGCTGGACTGGACGGTCGCCCTGATGTATGGCATCGGTGCTGGTATCGCCGCTTCGGGCTTTGCCGAAACCGGACTCATCCAATGGCTGATCTCGCTCTTCGCCCGCAAGAAGAAAAAAGCATGATGTATGGACTGGAGCGTATTCTTCGACTTTCTCGGTGCCGGCGGCGGGTTGATGGTCCTGCTCAAATGGCTGTCCGACCTGCCTTTTGTCCGGCTTCGGCTGAAGGGTGAACGGGAAGATGCGTTCCGGGAGATGCTTGAAAAGGATTCACGGCTAATCGACGAACTGCATGGAGAGGTCTTGCAACTCAAAGAAAGGTTTTATGCACAAGAGGCTTGCCTGGAAAAACTGGTGCTCTGCCCTCTGTACGACCGTTGCCCTGCTCGCCGGCTCGTGCAGGAGTATAAACGAAAGTACTACTATCCACCGGTTGGACAGTCTCGTGTGGGACAGAAAGGTAAGCGCTACCCCCGAGATAATCCCACCCGCCCGGGCGGCACTCAGTGTCCCGCTGGACAGCCTCCGTAAGCTGCCCGGCGGGGCAGCCTATACAGAGAGAAGCGGACAGGCGACCGTCAGCCTCACCTTCCGAGAGGGTGACGTGATCGCTTCCGCCCGCTGCGACAGTCTCGAGCGCCTGGTGTTTGAACTCGCAGAACAGCTTTATAGCCGAGGGGAACAGACGGAGCAAAAGGAAGAAAAGAAAGAGGCTCCCGTCGCCACCTTCGGCCAACGGCTCAAATGGTGTTCGAGCGGTGTTTTAATCGGATTTATTTTAACGGTAATCATTCAATTCATTTATAAGCTATGGCAGAAACGAAACAAAATATACGATCGGTTGGCTTGAAGGCCGCATTGTTCGGTGACGTAAATAAAGAAGGTGGTATGCCTGCCGAGATGAAACAATTGGCACGCACCATGAAAGGAACCGCCTCGTTCACCACCGAAGCTGATACCGTGACCAACTTCTATTGCGAGGAAGAACCGACCGTCCCGGTCGAAACGGTGGCTTCGGAAACCGGTTTGAAACAGGTCAAGCTCAACCTCATGGAATGGGATAACGATGTATTGGTAGAGGTTTTCGGCGGATCCATTGCCAAGGCACAGGAGGTGACCATCGAAGGCAAGAAATACACTGTCGACAAGTTTAAAGCGCCACGCGATGTAGTGCAGATCGAAAAGGCACTACGTGTCCTTACCAGATATAACGTGGTGATCGACATCCCCCGTGCGAAGATCCTCGCTCGGTTTATCTGGAATTTGGCAGCCGACCAGATCGCCCAGATCGAAATTACCGCTACCGCCATGAGTTCGGCAAGCGAAGAAGACGGGGCCTATGAGATCTACAAATTAGGAGAACCCACGGCATGACCCCGGTAGAAGCCATGGCCGCCGACGCCCTGTTGGACCGGCGGCTCAAAATAAACCTCCCTGCCCCGTGGCTGCTCCGGATCTTCGGGCGCAAGACGGTACCCATCCGGGTGAAGCTACCCACGGCGGGCAGCCTTATCCGGATGTCATCGCTCTTCACGCGGATGGAGATCGACCTGCAGCACCTGCATGACGGCAACTTCGGCAGCGTCTTGGAACAGATCGCCAAGCACGGCGTCACCACCTCACGGATCATCGCCTATGGTCTGCTGCGTGGCACATGGTCGGCACGATTGCTGAACCGTCCGCTCGCCTGGTATATCCGGCAACACATGCCGATGCAGGGATTGGCGGAACTGGCCAAGATCATCGTGCTGATGAGCACGAGCGAGGCTTTTGTGAGCATTATCGCATCGGTCGCTTCGCTGAACCTGATGAAGCCGACGGAGGCGAGCCAGCCGACAGAGACCGGGAGTTAAAGGAGGAGTATGATCCTCCCCATAGCCCGTTCGGACAGATCTACACCCTCGTGCAGCAGGGGGCAATCACGTATGATGAAATCATGAACCGTATCCCGTGGTGTGTCGTTTTGACCATGATCAGCGACCAGGGACGGATGCGGAAGAAAAAAGAAAGAGAAGAGGTACTCCAGAGCGAAGAGGAGGAGCTTGAATTTTTCGGATTAAAGTAGTAAAAGAGACAAATGGCACAGACAGATCCCGTATATATCACCTTTGAATTTCGTGGCGACATCGATAAAGAGGTCAATAAAGTGACGCTCGGCATCAAGGGGCTGCGCGACGAAGCGGCAACGACCTATAAAAAGTTGATTGCCGACAGTTCGGCCGCCTACAACGCCATGAGCGCCGAGAGCCGCAAGCTCGCCACGACGATGCAGGAGAATATCAGCAGTCTGCGTTCGCTTTCCGCGATGCAGGAACAGCTGGACCGGGAGCTTGAGGCCGGGACCATAAGCCTTTCGGGGTATACGCAGGCAAAAGCAGCCTTGGCGCTGCAGGAGAGCAACCTAAGAGTGGTGATCAGTCAGGGGATGCAGCAGCTGCAACAGCAGATGGCCACCGAACAGGAGGCGTCAGACAGCGTGGTCGCCCTGACACGCAAGTTGCAGCAACTGACCGAGGCCTATTCCCGGCTTTCCAAAATGGACCGTGAAGGTTCGGCCGGAAAGGATATTTTGGAACAGATCCAAAGCGTGGATAATGAACTGCAGACCGCCCAGACCCGTCTGTCTGCGTACAGCCGTACGGCCGGAACCGGTTTCAACAGCCTGCAGATGTCGATCCAGCAGGTGGCACGTGAGCTGCCCTCGCTCACCATGGGGGCGAACATGTTCTTTCTCGCCATCTCGAACAACTTACCTATCTTGGTCGATAACATCAACATGGCTCGCCGGGAGTATCAGGCAGCCATCAAGGCCGGACAGCAGGCCACGCCGGTCTGGAAACAGCTGCTCGGCGGGATCGTCAGCTGGCAGACGGCCCTCGTCGTCGGTATCACATTGCTGACCGTTTATGGCAAAGAGATTACTGCCTGGACCAAAAGTCTGTTCGGCGCCCGGCAGTCGCTTGCCGATGCCTTGGAAACGCTCGAGGAGTTTCAGGAGTCGGTCGCCAAAACATCCTCCACAACGCTCACACAACTGCAGAGAATGTCTGCCGAATGGGAGAAACTGGGCGACAACATCCAGGCGAAAGAACAATACCTCCTAAAGAACCGCACTGCCTTCGAGCACTTAGGTGTCTCGATCGGCAAGGTGACGGATGCCGAGAACCTGTTCAACCAAGGCAAGGAGGCGTTTGTCGCCTCGGTGATGGCGCGTGCCCGTGCCTCCGCCGCGATGACGCTCGCCACCGAGAAATACAACGAAGCGATCCGCAAGCAGTTGGAGGTGGACCGGATGGCTGATACGCAGAGCTATACCATACAGGGTGGCCTGTTCGGGCAGACCACCTATGTGTCGGGTGAGAACCTTTCGAAAAAGAAGGCTCAGGCAGAAGCAGACAGCCTCTTCGACGAAGCCCGCAAAATATTGGAAAGAGGGCTGGAATACAGCGAAGAGGAGCGCAAATCCTTGGAAACTGCCAATCTGAAGACTATCCGTACCCTTGAGCAGGGAAGCGTGGGAGCGATCAAAGCATCCATCGCGGCAAAAGAAGCTGCCTTGGACAAACTGACCAACAAACAGGACTATGAAGCGGCCCTCAAGGAAATAGAGGCGGAAAAGAAGAAATTGGAAGCAATCATTGGCTCCACAGGAGGCAAAGTGGGCAAAGAACCGGCCCCGCTTGGATCGATTGCCTATTATAACGAATTGATCGCAAAGATGAAGAAGCTGCGCGATCTTGCCACAACGGACAAAGACCGTTCCGCCTTTGCCGAGCAGATCAAGGAATACGAAGAGAAGGTCGCGGAAATGGAGAACCGGATCATCATTTCCGGGAAAAAGATCGCTATGGAGACCCTGCAATCCTCACTCGAAGGAATCAAGGTCAACGTGCAGTTTGACAACCGCAACGTGTTGGAAAAGGCGTTCGGCAAGTTCGACACAAGCGACCTTGACCAGATGCAGGAGAAGATCGACAAGGAGCTTAACCGACCGATCAAGGAGGCTCGCGAGGGGATAGTCCTTCTGATCGACCAGTGGGACAGACTTTCGGATGCCGACCAGGCAAGCCTCTTGGCCGAGGAGTGCTATAAAGTGGCTGACGGCATCTCGATGGCTGCTGAAACTGCCGAGCTCTTCAACGAAGCGTTGGGAAGCTCCCTTGCCACTGTCGCCCAGCTGGTGGGCAGCGTCGGCGATATGGCAGGCGGGATCGGCCGCATCATGAGCGGTGACCTCATCGGAGGGGCTTCGGGCATCATCGGCGGCATCACAGGCATCGTGGGCAGCTTTAAGAAAAGGGTCGAAGAAAACAAAAAGATATTGGCGGAATACCAACTGAATCTGGTCGAAACAGCCATGAAGGAGTTGGAGTATAACGCCATCCTACGCGAACGGCTACGCATCCAGCAGCAGATTGGCGAAACCTCACTCGAATACTTCAACCGTCAGTCTCTCGAACTGAAGAACCAAGCCGGTCAGATAGAGAAAGAGTACAAACAGGTGTGGGAGAAATTGCAGCAGGAGCAGTATATCACAGCTACGCACTACAAGCATGGCACTTGGTTCCGCAAGGCGAAGACCTGGAACGATTACGACTCGCTCGCCGGCAAGACCTACGAAGAGATGGAATCGCTTTATACGCAGGACAAACTGACCGAATCAGCAAAAGTGCTTTTCGAACAACTACAGAAACTGAAGGACGAAGGAGAAGATGTCGCCGGAATGATCGACGACCTGAACGAAGAGATGAAGGAGGCTTTCACCGGAACGAATACGAACGCCATCGCCGACACCATCCTGCAGGGCTTTGCCGAGGGCAAACGCTCTGCCAAGGACTTTGCCGACGACTTCCAAAAGATGCTGAACGATGCAGTGCTGCAGGGGGTGAAGATGAAGGCACTGGAAGAACCGCTCCGCAAATGGTATGAATCCTTTGCCGCCGCCTCGCAAAACGGGCTGACCGCTGAAAGCATCGCCAGCCTGAAGGCACAGTATGACAAGATTATCGAGGATGCAGCCAAGCAGCTGGAGCAGATGGAACAGGTGACCGGCACGACTATCGGCGACGTGATCGACCGCACTTCTACGGCCAAAGACATAGCCTCGATGAGTCAGGACAGTGCCGACGAACTGAACGGCAATTTCTATGCCCTCCTGATCTATGCCGACCGCACTAATCAGGGGGTGACGAACATCCAAGGGCAGTTGGTAGAGGGATTGTCCCTACTGCAACGCATAGCAAGCAATACCGACCGTCTCGAAGCCATCGAGAAGGATATCCGGCAGACGCGCAGCTCGCTGCAGAATATCGAAAACCGTGGGTTAATACTGAGAAAGCAATGAACAACAACCTATACATAGATGATCTGAATGTGCTTGGCCGTTTCGGCTGCCGGGTGACGCGGGGAGGATATAACGACCTTCTCGCTTTCCCGGCAATGAAAGAGCCGGAGCGGAACGACTGGCCCGAAGAGGATGGCATTGAGGTGGATCTGAGCGACCCGAAGCTGCAGCCGCGAGAGATTGCCATCTCTTTCCTTTCGGATAGCAACTCGCAGGCTTCCGACCTGATCGCTTATCTCTCCGACAAGGGGCAGCACACGTTCCGCGTGCCCTCCTTGGGTAGGGAATGGCAGCTGCGCCTTGCCGACCACCCCGTGAACCGGGTTTATCCATCGGCAACCTCTTTTACCTTGAAGTTTGTCGAGGATCTTCCGGTGAGACCGACAGCCGGTGTGTGTGATCCGGACGTATGGTTACCCGAAAGCCGCTACAAGCTGGATGGTAAACCGATAGGCAGATACGGCGTGTATGTCTATGAGAGCCGGAACGCCCTGCTGCGAAATCCGGCGGCAAAGGTGAACCTGCAGCGCAAGATTGCCTCCATTGACGGGCAAATCTACGATGCAGAACACTTGGTCTTCCAGCCGAAAGAGGTCACTTTTAAATGCTTTTTAAAAACTATTCGAAAAGATGCCTTTTGGCAGTGCTGGGATAGTTTTTTTGCCGACCTGATCGCTCCGGGCGAACGGAGGCTCTTTGTAGAAGAGATTGGCAAGTCCTATCCCTGCTACTACAAGAAGATGAGCAATTGCAAACTGCTTACGCTGGGCGAACCGATGGTGATGCAGTTTGATCTGACCTTGGTATTCACCTCGTTCAGACTCTTTGAAACCGATTATTTCTTGGCCACGGAAGATGACATGTTTATTGTCACGGAAGACGGCCTGAACTTTATAGATATGAAATAGGCAATGACAGGACAGGAACAAAGAATAAAAATCAGCGAGCTGCCCACCTCGGTCAGTTTCTCAGGGCTGTGGACGTTGGGTTACCAGATCGTTGACGGTAAGAAAACGAGCGTAAAAGTTTCATTGGATGAGATCGAGAAGGCGTATGAGGATGCAGTCGCGGCAGCTTCGGCTGCAGGAAAAGCCGCCACCAATGCCCTTTCTGCTGCCGCCCGTGCTGACTCGGCAGCCGGTAAAGCTGAAGGGATAAACGTCGCTATTTCTGAAGCCGAAAGCAAGCGCATAGAAGCTGAGACCGCCCGTAAAGAAGCCGAAGCCGAACGTGCCCGGATAGAGAATTTACGCCAGGAAACGGAAAAACTTCGTGAAGCGAATGAGATTCAACGAATCGCCGACGAAAACACCCGAATCTCCAAAGAAAACGAACGGCACGCAGCCGAATCTCTCCGGATAGAAGAAGAATCGAAACGATCCACCGCCGAGGCCGCCCGATCCGAAGCCGAACAGGCACGATTCACCGAAGAGACGAAGCGAGCCGACAACGAAGCCAAACGCGTCGCCTCCGAAACCTTGCGTAACCAGTCCGAAACGAAACGCCAGGAAGCGGAAACTCTCCGCGACCAGGCTGAACAGGGACGTATTGCCCAAGAGACCGACCGCGATACAGCTGAACAGGAGCGCATTTCCAAGGAAAAGGAACGAGTCCAAACGGAACAGGAACGGATTTCAGCCGAAACAATCCGTGCCGAAAAAGAAAAAGCCCGTATCATCGAAGAACAACTTCGGGAAACATCGGAATCAACCCGCCAGGCAAACGAAACAACCCGTCAGGCACAGGAAGAACAACGGGAACAGATGACAGCCCAGGTTATCCTTGATGCTGAACAGGCAACCGGCGAGGCCAACACAGCCGCCGACCGCGCCAATCGTGCAGCCGAAGCCGCCGAAGGAGTCATCAGTGGACTACAACCCGACTGGAACGTTACCGATCCTGTCAATAAGAACTACATCAAGAACAAACCGGAGATCCCGACGTTAGAGGCTATCCCGGACGAAAATACA